TCTTTTTATTTCCTTTGGAGCGTTGACTATTCTTATTTAAGAAAAGTCATTGCTAGAAAAGAAATTGATTAAATATAATCTATATCTATTTTATCATAAATTTTAAATGTTTCAATCATTTTTTATATTCTATAATATCTTGTACATTGCATTTTAGCGTTTCACATAATAAAGGAAGTATATGCAAATCAACTCTACTAATTGCTCCATTGTAATAACCTTGTATTGTTTCAAATCTTAATCCTGTTTCTACACATAATCTATTTTTTGAACAACCCTTTTGATCCATTAATTTAGCAAGTTTGAAAATAATGTTAGAGTCATTTTTATTAACCTTTTTCATATTCTAACCACACCCATCTAATATAATAATATCACTTATACTACATCTTGACATTCTACAATAGAATGTAGTGTTATAACTTTGATACTACATCACAATGTAGATAGAAAGGTAATGATAGATATGAAAGAGTATAGTTTTGAAGAATGTGATTTAGATTTATTAAAAGGACGTATTTGTAATTACATAATTAAAAATGGAAGGAAATATATAGATCAAGTATTTGGTATTCGTTCAGGTAATTATTTTTTGAGAATAAAGTATAATCATCATATTTATAAAGTGGTGATTATTAAAATTGAAAATGAAAGATATTGGTATTTAAAACCATATAACAAGTCATGTTACACAGCTAACGCAAGAGATTATAATAGTTTTGAACTTGTTATTTATGCTATTAAAGAAAGTGATTTAATTATAAGTAAAAAATAATTATTTAAATTTTAAACATTATACACTAAATAATTTTTGTTTTAGTTGGTGTAAATAGTATATTGGGATTTTTTTTGATTGATGATATAATAATATGTATAAATGGGTGATTTAAATGAAAAACAATTACAAATATATTTTGTTATTAGCTGTAGGATTTTTGTGGTGTTCACTATCATATTTATCGCAAGAGATTGTATTACTTAATGTTTACGATAAAATTATTACAAATAATGTAATTATGATTTATGATAGTTTTGCAATGGCACTTGGTATAATTATTTTTATGTTTTTATATAAAAAAAATTTTGATGTAAAAAAAATCTATATAATATTTTTAATTATTTCTATTTGTTTGAATATTGTATTCTATATAATAAATCCAAATTATATTTCTATGATTATTTCAATAGTTTTGTGTTTAATAGGCTCAGCAGGTTTTGGTGTCGCTTATCATTTTTCACTAATTACATCAAATGTAAAAAAAGATAATAGAGGTTTAATGTTTGCTTTCGGTTATGGATTGGGTGCGTTTTTAACTTATTTAATATCCCTAATTCCAAATGATTTTATATCTTCAGCAAAACTACTTTTAATCTTACTACCTTTAATTTTAATTAATATTTATTTTATAAATATTAATGACAAATTTAGTAATATTAAAAAAAATGATAAATTAACTTTTTTAGAAAAAAAGAAATTATTCTCTTTAATAGCTTTAATATTGGTTATGTCATTAATTTCTTCTTTTTCTTCAAATATGGTTGCTATATTTAATTATAGTAAGGAGACAGGATTTGCGTATTCAAGAATTTATTATGCAATAGGATTATTGGTTGCAGGATATTTTGCTGATAAAAATAATAAAGTATTTGAAATAGCATCTATATCTAGTTTATTGTTTCCATTAATAACAATTATTCTCTTTAAGGAACAAATAAATATGTTAATGATAGCAAACTTAAATTATTTTTTTATATCATTTTTTGTAGTATATAGAACTTTATCATTTATGAATTTATCTGATAAAAACAAAATATATTTATCTGCTTTTGGATTATGTATTTGCAGAGTAATTGAGGGTACACTTTCTTTATTAAATAATTTTTTTGAATTTACTTATTTATTTTTAACAATATGTATAATAATTTTAGTAGCTTTTATGATAGGAATTTATATTTATTTATACAGTTTGAATTTTGTAAATAAAGAAGATGTTTTTCAAGATTTTTGTGTTAAGTATAAATTGAGTATTCAAGAAAAAAAGATTTTAAATTTAATTCTTCAAGATTACTCTAATCAAGATATAGCATCGTCACTAGTTGTATCAATTAATACAGTTAGAAATCATGTAGCACATATTTACAAAAAATGTAATATGAAAAAAGAAAAAATTAAGGAGATTATAAATCAAAAGACTATATAGTCTTTTTTTGATTAATCCAAATTTAGAAAATGTATGATACGATTAATTTATAAAACTATGAGGGAGGAATTTTTATGAACTTACAAAAGAAATTGAGAATCCAAAAACTGGTGATGGAACAATGAATTTAATAATACTTGGTAGTGCTTCATTGATTGGTTTACTTGGAGCAAGTATATATTTAAAGAAAAAAAGATTTAATTAATAATAGGGAGGGATATAATGAAAGATATGTTCAAAAAATATTGGTGGATTATAATAATTTTGGTAGTGATTATTATAGTTGCACTATTACTATATTTTAAAGTATTTAAAAATTCTTTTGGAAAAACTACTCCTTGTACAGAAAACGAAATTTCTGCAGTTAGTGAATTTGATTTTTCTGATCAGTGGATTAATTACTTAATGATGAACCAAAGTATAGTTCCAAGTGATGTTCTTGATTGTTTAAAAGAGCATTTGGGAGAATATAAAATAATAAAGATGAATGGTCAAGAAAGATTAGAACTTACTATGGAAGATTTTACAAAAATAAAAGCAATATTTAAATTGCATGGATATACACCAACTATATTGTCAGAAATTAATAATAAAAAGTTGAGCAACAGAAAATTGAATAAACTTATTAAAGAAAATGATAAATATTTAGTTGATACTAAAGTTTATCCTAAACCAGAAGATGGAAACAAATTTTTAAGTTTCTTTGAATTAAATGAAGAGGAAATATTAGATTCTGCATTAGGTGTTACTTTAAAATCGCCAAAAGAAGTAACAGTGACAAATGTTACTCGAGCAGGTTTGACGAGAAGTATTGTTCTTACAAATACTTCGGATAAAAAAGTTCAAATAGAAAGTGCTATATTAAATGATAATGAATGGTCTATAGTTGATGGCTATGATAAGAATTTGATAATTAACTGGGATGATCAAGAAAATGGGATGGTATTAATAATATCTAATCCAAAAGCAATCCTTGAACCAGGTGAGTCAACTGTTGTTAGATATAACATGAGCGGCGATTTTAGTAAAGATTTTTCTTTTATTAATTGCTATTCATTCTATATAAATGATGGAACTAATAGAGAACTTTTGGCGAGTGTAGTTAAAACAAATGTTAAGCCATCTGAAAAGAATAATAAAATGTATAAAATAAAGGGAACAATATATGATGAAGAAACTGGATTACCAATTCCATTTATTGATGTTCAAACATCAATATCTAACGGAAAAGTAACAACAGATATTCATGGTCACTATGAAATTGAAGTACCAGGAATTTTATATGAACAATCAAATAATTATGCAAGAGCAACAGTTTTTGTAAATACAATATCTGTTATGCAAAGTAATCAATCAATTGTTAATGATGATTATTCAGAAGATAGTTTTATAGTTGAAAGTGGTAAGAATATAGTATTAAACTTTGCCTTAAAACGAAAACCGGAACAATATACTTATAAAATAACAAATAATTATGATTTATCGATGCAAGCTTATGGATTTGATACAGATTCTGATATAATTGCAGTAACACCATTTCATACAAATTATTCAGAAGATTATAAATATGAAAAAGGAATGGTTCGTGTATTTGATAAAACAGGTAAATTATTATTTGAAAAAAATATTTATGGTGAAGATAGAACTGTAGATGTTTCAACTGGTGGTAAATATGTAACAGCTATAGTACATTCTAAAACTGAAGCTGATACAGTATATGTTTGGGATATAAGAGGTAATGAAGTATTATCTTACAAAATGAATTACAAAGAAAACGAAAATTTAATTGTTAAAGAATATGATAATAATCCAAAATTTGAATCTAGTTTGTATGATGCGGAAATATCAAATGATAATACTAAACTAGCAATTCAATCAAAAAATGGACATGTACAAATAATAGATATAAAAACAAAAGAAGTAATTAGAGAATTCTTTATGGATTCTGAGTGTTCTCATAAATTATTATTTTCAAAAGATGATAAAATAATTTATACATCATCTACAGCTGGAACTTTAACTGCAATAGAAATTTCAACTGGTAAGGTATTATGGGAAAAATATATTGAGATGTTTATAATGGATTATATATTAACTGACGATTCATTAATTACTTCAACTAAAGCTACTGGAACATCATATTTAATTAGTTCAGATTTAAAAACTGGTAAAACCAATTGGACTTTAGAAGTTGGTATGAGATGTTCTAAAATGTCTATATCAAAAAATGGTAAAACATTATTTTGGGGAACAGATACAGGTGCATCTAATGAAGGAGCAATGCTAATTAATATAGAAACCGGTTCACCATTATGGGGACCTGTATCTGGAAAACAAGCTGGAGCATTTTGTAATAATGATAATTATATTTTAACAAGAAGCGGTGGTAATTTAGATATGTTTACTATTACTGGTGAGCATGTTTACTCAGCAAACATTGCACCCGATAATAATTCAATGAGCTGGGGTGTATATATAAGTGAAGATTGTAAAAATATAGTTACATTTGCAGGTGGCGAAACAAATAGTAGATTTAAAGGAGTAATGTATGCTTTGGAAAGAGAATAATAGGAAAAAGAATATAATAATTATTGGTTCAATCGTTTTAGCAATATTAATAGGAATTATAATATTTACAATATTTAGAAATAAGCCAATTGAGGATAAAGATTTTATAGAATATTTAAAAAATAATTCAACAGAAATATATGAGCTAAATAAGAATACAAAAATTGATTTGAGTACTATTACATTATTAAATGATAAAGATATTGTTTTAAATAATTGTAAATTGATTTTTGTTGGAAATTACGCACCTAGTGATTATAAAATTGTTATAAGAAACGAAAAAACCAATTCAACATTTGATTTTAAAAAAGTTGAGTTTGATTTATCTAATTTAAATAATAGTATTTTTGATTTAGAAGATGGTACGAAAATTATTTATAATAAAGATAATGAATTAATTAAAGTATCAAAAGGCGACGTTTGGACAACAGTTATGAAGAACGATTCATTTGATCCCACTAAAGAGAATGAACTAACTGCAAATGAGATAACTTCAACAGAAAATTTTATTGAAAAGTTTAATAGTGATGTAACCCAATTTTCTGTGAAGAAAGATATGACATTAAACTTAAGTGACTTTAATATTAATAAATCAATAGTAATAAACACTGCAGAAAACAAATTAATCTTAAATGGCACTTTAACAGCAACTGATAGTACAGAAATTAGAATTGAGGGGAATGGTAAAATTGATTTATCTAATCTTGAAGTAATTTATACTAATGATGAAGATATTGATATTCAAAAAACAATAATCCATATTTCTATAAATTATAAAAATATTATCGGTGAGCCAAAATTATCAGATGGATTAAAATTTAGAATAACTGATGATGGAAATAATGTTTATGTTGAGTATTTTCATAAAAGCACAGCTTCTTTAAAAAATGTGGTATACACTGGAATTAAAAATTGTTTAGAGGGAAAAACGACTGATACATTATGTAATCTAGAAAGTGGTCAAGTAGAGAATAGTATTACGGTTAATTTAGATAATCCCAATATTACAAGTGATATTCATTTTAAATTTAATGAAAATATTAAATTAATATTAACTGGTTCTGTAATATTTAATGGAGGAGCATATCGCTTTGAGGGAACTGGAAATGTTGACATGACTAACTTAAAAATTAATGCAAGTTCGGAAGTTGGAAAAACCAAAACAAACGATATTATTTGGTATGAAGATGGCAAAATAAATTTACAATATAATGGAAATTTTGATATTGTCACAAATGGTAAAATGAAAGTATTACGATATAATTAATTATTTAAAAAGGCAATTACAAATAGTAATCGTCTTTTTCTTTTATAGAATTTATATCTTTATTATCTAATATTTTTTTGTTGTAGAAATCATCAACAACTTGTTTATATATTGGATCTTTTGTTCCCCAACCAAAAAGTTTATCTTAATGCTCGAACTTCGAGCAGATTTTACTCTGGAGGAAATGATTTGGATATAAGTAATAAAAATATTGTTTCTATTACAGCAGAAGCATTAGGTCAATACTGTTCTAAAGAATGTTTGTCATCGAGTGATGGAAAAGCTGATTTTACTTCTATAAATGTGTTAATTGAAAATAATTTAGGAAGAAATATTACAGATTTTGTTGATGATATAATTGAAAAAAGATACGGATTTTAAAAAAGTTAAAGACAGTTATTTCTCATAACTGTCTTTTTCTATACATTTTATATCATTACCATCTAATATATCCTTTTCATATAAGTCTTCAACAACCTTCTTATACATGGGTTCCTTTTTACCCCAATCAAATAACTTTTCTTGTAAGAACTTAATCAATTTATTAAACTTATCCTTAAAATATCTAATCTTTTGTCTTAAGCTATAATTTTCCTCTTTCAATTCTTCAATCTGATTTTCTTTTTCTTCAAGTTTCTTATTCAATATCTTATTTCTAGTAGATAATGCAGTATTGTTTTCTTCATGAAATTTGATAACCCTTTTGTCATCTTCTAATTGTTCTTTAACATTATCAATAGTTACTGATAATAAATTCATTTCTCGAAAATCTTTATTAGTAATCTTAACTTCATTAATATATTTTTCTAATTTTACCTTGTCTTCTTCACTTAATAAATATGTGTTTTTGTTTAATATAGCCTGTTTTAAATTACTTACCATATTATCAATTTCATTAGAAGAAGCAGTTAATCCCTTCGACTTATTATCAGCTTGCTCCAATTTAACTTTATTCTTCTCTAGTTGATCTTTCATCTCTTGGTAGCCATCCATATCTTTAGAATTAATATCTTTGTTTCTACCTTTTAATTTTTCCTTTAAGACATCATCTAAACCATACTCGTTGTTAAACGATTCAATACACAATTCTCTCATCTTATCTTGAATTACTTTTAGTGAATCTTTAGTAAAAATTGCCGTTTTACCAACTTGTTTACTCATACCATTTTTATTACCTTCTTTAATTGGCACTCCAACAATGTGCATGTGAGGGCTTGTTTCATCATAATGAATGATGGCACTTGTAACTTTAAATGAAGGAACAACACTTTCTAAATCTTCTACTTGCTTTTCAAAAACATTAGTCATTTTTCTTTTATAATCATCATCTTTGGTATCCCAATATTTTTTATCACCAAGTTCAATAATAACTTCACAAGCTAGATCATTTTTAGAATTATTAGAGATGTGAGTAAAGTAGTCATTTATTTTTCTATCATCTCTACCTTGTCTTTCGTTATATTCCAAACGTGCTTTTTCAAACTCTCTTTTGTACAACTCTTTCACATCATCAACGATACTAGTACTACCTTTTATAATAACTATATTTTCTTGGTCAGCATCATACTTTCGATAATTATGTTTATCTACTTTTGATAATACTTGAGCATTTTGGATAGCATTATTACTTAATGAAGTATTTCCACTTTTATTATTTTTAGCACTTGACCTAGCAATTCTTTTTTTATTTTTATCACTACCCAAGTGAAATGAATATGCTAATTCTTCTATAAATATTCCTCCTTTCTTTGATAGGCGATTTTGTTTCTGACAAAATCTATAACCCCCTATGTATTTTGTCATTCTAACAAAATACGGGGGCTAAGGCTTTGCCTTAGAATCCCAAATTAACTATCGCCACTTTCATTGCGTCGCAACAAAACGTGCCACGTTAATTTGATGTCTTGATATCATCGAATGTTTTTACTATATGAGTAATACATCCTAAATTAATCTCATCTATTTCTTTCAATGGACTAATAGCATTTTCTCTGATAGGAATATATTTTATTATCTTCTCATCTTTTTCTAACTTCCCACTGAATGAAATCTCATCATAATTTTTATTATTTAGTTTTCTATATACCTCATAATATTTTGTTTCAAATTTCTCACTGAGCCTATCGATATATTCTTGTAGTTGCTCTCTATTTAAACCAATACCAATTCTTGAATAAGTAGGTTCGTTATTAATTGTAATTGGTATTTTAAAATCAACTATACCTAGAGAACCCAGTTTGTTTAATTGTTCCATATAAGAACTCCTAAATAATATTTGTTTTATCTTTAATTTATTATTTTCTTTTTCTAAAGTAACACTTTCAATATATTTAGATATAAACTCTTGCTTTTCTTCTTTAGAACGATTATCCCACTCAAATTTTAGATATTTATTTAACATACCTAAATCTTCTAACTCACATCTTTTTATATCTCGATCAGCCATTACTTTTTGAGGGGAAAAGTTAAAATTATTAATATCAATGTTTTTAAGTTTTTTATCTTTTAATATTTCTAACTTATCATCAATATTTTTTAAATCTAATTTGAAATCATTTAATTTAACAACACCTGCTATATAAGCCTTCTTAATTCTATCTTTTTGTTTTAGTAAATCATTTATCTCTTCATCTATTGTTTCAACTGAATTAGAGTCTTTTTTGTCAGCTAGAAGTGGTAAAAAGAATTCTTTGACTGCCTCATCATATTCAATCAAGTCAAATATAAAGTCCATTAACTTTGTTTCGACTAAATCTTCTCTGATGTTGTAGTGGCAATACTCACAGTTATAATACATATACTTCTTTTTCTTGCCACCTGAACCTTTGCATTTCATTAATCTTCCACACTTAGGACATTTTAGTTTTTGGAAGAATACATACACACGATCTCTTGTATAACTTCTTTGATTAATTTCTTTTTGCCTTTGACATTCTTCCCACATAGCCCTAGATATAATCGGCTCAACTACATTCATATAAATAACTGTTTCTTGATTAATCTTCTTTGATATTCTCTTGTATTGTTCATAATCACCCATATAAATACGATTATTTATTATTTTATCAATAGTTGTATCTTTCCAAGGTTTACCTTTGATAACTTGTTCTTCTGATAATATCTTTGATATCTGCTGAAAACTCTTACCCTCTAAATACATATTAAATATCCTAATAACAATATCTTTTTCAAGTTCATTAATAATTGTTTTCTTATTTCCATCTTTCTTATAACCGAGTGGTAATACACCTGGTAAATGTCCGCTTTTAATCGCACCATTTAAACCAAACTTGGTTCTTTCAGATGTTATTTCAATTTCTAGTTGAGATAATACTGTTAGCATTCTAATAAAGAATCTACCATTGGCAGTAGAAGTATTAACATCATCTCTATCACACACTAAATAACAATTATATTTCTCTAGCTTTGAAATAAGTTCTTCTAAATCTCTAACACTTCTTGTAATTCTATCTAACTTGTAAGCAACGATATAATTAATTTTACCTTTTTTAATATCATTAAGCATTTTTTGAAATGCTGGGCGATGTTTTATATCTTTAGCACTTATTCCTGCATCTTCATAAAGCTCATATACTTCATAACCTTTGAATTTACATAATTCCATTAATTTTTCTTTTTGTTCTCCAAGCGAGAAACCTTCACGAGCCTGATCTTCAGTTGATACTCTAATATAAATACCTGCAATCTTCTTTTCTTCCATGTTTTTTAAAAACCTCCTTTTTAACAAAAAATGAGAGCCAAAAGCATTATTAACTAATACTCTTGACTCCCATTGAATAAATAATATTTTGATTTATATATTCTCGTTCAATTCTAGGCATATCGTATCCACCCCTTTTTAAGACGATACTGCTTGTCTTTATTGGTTATATATACTATCACTATTATTTATTTTGTCAATACCCATTTATGGGCACAGTATTAGTCTTAATTGACAACAGGAACCTAGTAATATGTTTTTATCGGCTAGCCAAAGGCTGGCATTATTTAGCCTTTGGCAATTAAGCCTAACATATTACTACCTATTGTCAATTGAGTCTTTAGTTATATCTTTCTTAAATATTGTTTTAATTTAGTTAAAGGTATTTTATTAGATAGATTTTCAACATAAACAAATTCATGTTCATTAAACATTAAGAATAGGACATTATTGATAATAACTTTATGAGGCTCTACATAAGCAATATTGGTATGGTCAACAATTCGGAGACTTCCATTAGTCGCTTTATAGTTAGAACCACAAGCCCATTTTAATTTAGTAATGAGATCAGAACTCATTTTGATTTCTTTTTTTGTAATATTAATCATACACACACATCCTTTCCTTAAAACACAAAAAAATCAATCTTTCGATTGATTTAATCAATTAACATCGCACTGGTGCGACGATTTTATCTTTTGGAGCAGATGATGGGAAACTATTTTTTATGTTTTTATCTTAAATTAGCAGTTTATATCCCTTATTTATAGCGTATAGCCTATCTTCCAAGTGTATAACTGACTACAACATATTAAAATTTTGTGGTCAAAGTGTGGTCACGAGGAGGATAAACAAAATGAAATCAATAATACAAAATAAAAAAGAGTGCTATGTATGTAGAATGTTATACGATCAAGAGAAACTAACTACATTACATAATCATCATATCATATTTGGCAATAACAAACCTAATAGTGAAAAGTATGGGTTAAAAGTATGGGTGTGCTACAACCATCATGAGGGAACTGATGGAGTCCACGGTAAAAATGGGCATAGCCTAGATATGCAATTAAAGAAAATAGCACAAAGGTCGTTTATGAGGCATTATAACAAGACAAAAATAGACTTCAAGAATATATTTTATACAAATTACCTCTAATATGCCCACCAAACTAATTTAGCCCACCCTAGAACAATTGTTTGTGTGCTGTGATTGTAATTGTGCCACCTGGTGCAAACGTTCGTGTATGGGCTTTAAACGGGGTTTAAATGGGGTGTGATAAAATGGCACAAAAAAAAGAGCCTAGAAATTAATCTAAGCTCAACATATAAATCATAAGTTCTTCATCAGTCATCATTTTATAAAATCACCTCCATAGATATTGTTCTATGGGGTTTTGTTTTGTTCCTCTAAAATAAAAAAAGAGCTAACCTTTCGATTAGCTTCTTTTTCATCATTACCCACTTAAGGGCTCTTTGTAACATTACCCACTTAAGGGCTCTTTTCGTTACTTGACTATAATATAGCACACATTTGATGCGTTGTAAATACCTAAATTTCAAAAAACGCTCTAAGCCTTCTTTTAATTGTTTCTTCATTTGTCAATACATCATATGGTAGTTTCTTTTTTGCAATTCTCATTAAATCAATTGAAAGTATTTGATCTAGGTGCAATCTACACTTTTTAAGCCCAACAACATCTATATCCATTTCATATATCGGATGTGGCTCAGAATCATCTTTTATAGATGTAATTGGTATTACAGTCAAAAGTGAGGTGCAATCTTTAAGAATGTAACAGTAATGCACTCCATACAATTCTTTTGGATATCCCATAGGTATCTCAACATACACGACTTGATGAGATTTTATTGATGGATAATCTTTTAAATGAAATATTGCTTTATCTAAAACGTAATTACTCTGTGGAACAATTACATTATGGAAAAACTTTAAACTTTTTAATTGATGCACTAATTGGTTGTTGAATACGTGTGATTCAAATGTTTCTAGTTCATATAATTCTTTCAAATCTTTATTTACATTTGCCAAAGACGTATCAATATCATCTACTCTCTGTATTCCTAAAATTTTTGATTTTTCCACCTTTACTGCATTTTTTTCCTCATTCATATTATATTCCCTCTAATCAAAAATAAACTAGAAGTATTATAACACAATATTACAAATTATTACAAAAAAGACCACCCGATTAAGAGTAGCCTTTTATTATAACTCTGTTTTATTTGTAGGGTTATTAGCAACACCTAATGCAGTTAATAAACCACCAACAATTTCAATTATTAGTTCAGTTATTTTAGCAACATTATCTTCGCCAATGTTTATTACATCACTAGCAACTAATGTAGCTATGATAAAACCAATTATCGGTGCATATACCGTTGGTAATGCTAGTCTCCTTAAAAGTTCTTTAAAAAATGCTTTCATATTATCTTTCTCCTTTAAATATAAAATTAAGCAATTTAATAATTGCTTGTATAAATGATTGCCACTTATTAGGTTCTATCACCTCAATAGGCTCGTCCACCTCAACGATAGGCTCTTCTTTGGGTATTTCTTCCTCTATTGGTAAAGGTGGCTCTACGGGGGCTATAATTGGCTCTACAGCAGGCTCTATTATGGCAACATTCTCACTTGGATTAATCCAACCGTCTTTGTTGCCTGCCACTAGTGATATGTTATACATTCCGTTAGCCTCTTGCCCTATGTAGTAAGTTCCTTTGCCATAAGTACAAACTACCTTTGTCTTATTCTTTGCGTCCATTGAACATATATAGACAGGTATATCACATAGTATCTCAATAGTTTTGAAAGATTGAATATATATTTTAGGTCTTAATGCTCCTAAAATGCCATCGTATGAGTAACTCTTTTCGTTTATGGTGTAAGAGCCTTGCAATTGTCCTAGAAACAGCCCTGTTCCGTTACCATTGTCTTTTCTAAACATATTTATATGTGATTTTTTAAAGGTGGTACAATTATCCCATACTACCCAATCGCCATCTTGTAATTGACCTAGCACTTTTATAAAATAAGGGTTTACTTTGCTTAATCTTTCAAAGCAATTCCATATATCTTTTGCATAACCAGTATCAGGGCAAGTTGTCCCACAATTAAAGCCCTCTGTCTTTAATATAAAATGCTTGAACAAGTCTACGCATTGATTACCATATGCATCGTCCACGTCTTGCATAGTTCCTATTACTGAATTAGCATAATCTTCTTGGCTTATATATTTACTCATCTATTTATCACTCCTCTATGTATTTACTCTGACAATCTTCTAATGTCATCTCATCAGGCACAAAAGCCACTGTAAATACATAAGGTATATATTCGGGTTCTTCTTCGGTAGCTGGTTTATATATATCTTCTCTATTTCTTAGTTCATATCCCTCGTCTGCTATTAAAATATGTGGTTTTGTATGTGTTATCAATTGCATAATATCATTCCTTTCTAATTAACTATCCAGCCCTTATTCGTGGCTATTGATATTTCACTTGCGGTTAGTTTTGATAAATTTGTTGCACCTAAAGTTAGTGTAATGCTTGAGACTGTCTTTAAATTATTAATTAGATACATTAAACTTTCATAACTTAAAGGGCACTCTGAAAAAACACAAGCAACTCCAAGATTCCTAAGTTTTAGATTAACCAATGATGTGCAACCAGAAAATGCAGTTGTAAGCCCTGTAACCTTTGTGAAATCTAAATCATCTAAAGTTTCTAACAAGGTACACCCTTTAAATATATTAGCATTTGTTCC